AAGAGATCCAGATTTGGGAACATCATTCTTTTCCCCGCCATCAGTGGCGGCGATTGGAACTTATGCATATTCCCAGAGACAAGCTGAACTATGGTTTGCACCGGCTGGATTCACACGCGGAGGATTAACAGAAGGCGCAGGCGGACTTCCAATTATTGGAGTAACAGAGCGACTAACTTCCAAAGATCGGGATAAGTTGTACGAAAATAATATTAATCCGATTGCTTCTTTCCCAGCAGAAGGCTTGGTGGTATTTGGGCAAAAAACACTTCAATCAACTCGAAGCGCCCTAGACAGGGTTAATGTACGAAGATTGATGATACACGTTAAGAAAGAAATTTCTCGTATTTCAGCAAGATTATTATTCGATCCTAATACCCAGGTTACTTGGAATCGCTTTTTAGGATCAGCAAGACCATTTTTGGAAAGTGTAAAGACAAGACTTGGTGTCGAAGACTATAAGATTGTGTTGGATACCTCCACTACTACTCCAGATTTGATTGATAGAAATATTATGTACGCTCAGATTTTTATTAAACCAACCCGAGCTATTGAGTTTATTGCGATTGACTTCATAATTACAAATACAGGAGCCTCATTCCAGGATTAATTGATGAGAGTGACTAATTATAACAGGAGATCAGATAAATGAGTAATAATTTTTGGCAAAATCCCGACTTAGAACCAAAACGCGCTTTTAAGTTTATTTTAAGCATACCGGGAGTTTCAGGAGTAACAGAGGGAATTCCTGAATTTTTAGTAAAAAAGGTTAAAAAACCAGAATGGGAAATTACTGCAACAGAGCATAAATTTTTAAATCATTCCTTCTTTTATCCTGGTAGGATGAAATGGTCGCCTATTGACGTTACTATTGTTGATACGGTTTCACCAGACTCCAATGGAAGTCGCCGAGTCATGGAGCTTCTAGAAGCATCTGGCTATGAACTCCCTACTAACCCCAGTGCTGGTGCCGGATGGGGCACAGTATCCAAGAAGAAAGCTGTACGCGATGCCCTTGGTGCTGTTTCAATTATTACGATTAATGGCGAAGGAACAGAAGTAGAAAGGTGGGTTCTTAACAATGCCTGGATTACTAAAGTCCAATTTGGTGAATTGAATTATGAAAATGAAGAATTATTGGATGTAACCTTATCCATCTCGTATGACAATGCATTCCTACAAAGTTCCGACTTTCCGGGAAATGGAACAATTCCTCAAACTTCTAGCTAAAAAACAATTATTTTTCTGATATAATATAACTTAAGAGGTAAAGATGCCAAGAAATAACCAGGGTCGCCTGGACAATAAACCCGAAACAGGAGCAGACGCTCCACCACAAAACGCAAACGCACTTTTAAATTTCGTAACACCCACAGAATTTGTTGAATTACCAACAAAAGGAAAGTTCTATTCACAAAATCATCCACTCAAGGATGCAGAGACTGTTGAGATTAAATTCATGACAGCAAAAGAAACAGATCTATTAACTTCAAAGACACTTTTAAAGAAAGGTGTTGCAATTGATAGAATGATCGAAAGTGTTCTTGTGGATAAATCAATTAAAGTCCGCGATCTTTTTATTGGAGATAAGAATTCAATTCTTATTGCAGCAAGAATCAGCGGTTTCGGAGCATCTTATGATGCAAATATTACATGCAAAAATTGCGGCCACGTTGGGGAACAACATTTTAATCTCCAAGAAGTTGTCCGTAAAGAAGTCGATGATGATATTGAGTTCACGGAAAATGGCACATTTTTTGTAGATTTACCATCATCAAAGATTCGAGCAGAATGTAAATTACTTACAGGAGCTGATGAAGACTGGTTGATGAAAAAGGTGGAAAAGAAGCGAAAATTAAAATTAGCAGAATCTCTACTCACAGACCAATTAAAATTAATAATTGTATCACTTGAGGGTGTTACAGAAAGGGGGCCGGTTGAGAATTTTGTAGACGTAATGCCTGCGAAGGATTCCAATTATTTGCGTAAAGAATATGATCGGGTAAAGCCTGATATTGATTTGTCGTACTTATTTGAATGTGAATCCTGTGACGCAAGCAATACTGTAAACATCCCATTCTCAACCAACTTTTTTTGGCCTGAATGATGTATATAACGCAAATGTTTATGAACAATTATTCTACTTAAAGCATTATGGAGGTTGGAGTTTCATTGAAGCTTATAATCTTCCAATTCAATTAAGAGAATGGTGGCTCAAAAGAATTCAGAAACAATTTGAAACTGAATCCGAGCAGCAAAAGAAAAAATAATCTTTAAAACTAGCCCCCATCATGGGGGTTTTTTATTTTGTTCCCACTACTATTTATATTTATAAGTTATGGCTGGAAATGATAACGACGAAAACATTGAAAAGAATGTAACTGCATTAAAAAAGTTAACTGAGGGTTTAAAAAAGTTAAATTCCAGCATTACCAAGATGGGAGAAAACCTCACCGGCACTTTTAGTGTCCTGGGTGATAGTTTAGACTTGTCATTGGGAAAAATTATCGAAGTTGGCTTGCAGGTTAATAAATCTACAGCCGAGATGAACAAAGCCACTGGTGCTGCCGAGGGTTTGGGTGCCGCCATGTCCGAAGCTCGCAAGCACATTGGCGGTTTGGCAATAAAGTATCATGACTTGTCAAAGTTCACCATTACAGCATATGAGTCTATAGCTATTTTTTCGGAAGCTACTAAAAAATCTCAAGGTGCCATGCTTGGAGCAACCGCAGCATTGACAAAATTGGGAGTTTCAGGAGAAGTAACAGCTAAAAATCTCAATACAATGACTAAAGGTTTGGGAATGAGTGGAGAAGAAGCTGCCAAATTAAGTATGGATATTGCTAAAGTCTCTAAATCTCTTGGAAGTTTTATGACTCCTAAAAAAATGGCTGAAGAATTTGCCAATGCTGCACCGACTCTTGCAGCTTATGGTAAAAATATAAAAGAAGAATTCTTTAAATTGGCTGCTCAAGCTAAAGCAACCGGTATGTCAATGCAAGGATTGCTGGGCGTTGCGGGTAAATTCGACACTTTTGAGGATTCTGCCAAAACCACTTCACAGTTAAATGCTGTTCTTGGAACACAACTTAACAGTGTTGATTTATTAATGGCTTCTGAGGCAGACCGAAACAGGATAGTTAAAGAAAGTATTGCGATGACGGGAAAATCATGGGAGTCAATGAGCCGTTTTGAGAGAAAGACCGTCGCCGGAATCGTGGGAATAACTGATATGGCTGAAGCTGCTAAATACTTTGGCACATCGATGTCAGAATTGGATGAAGCGGGCGAAAAGACAGATCCTAAATTGGTTGCTCAACAAGAATTAAATAAATCAATGCGTTCTGCTGTTTCGATTATGGATTCCTGGTCCGCGAGATTGGAAGGTATCAGGCTGAGACTTGCCAAAACTATTATGCCTCATGTAATGGATTTTTTTAACTGGATGACCACCAAACAAGATGGGGATAGCCCTCTTGATACGATGGTAAATGCGATAGAACAATTCGCAGGACTAGTAGGTAAGTATCTTATAAAACCCATGCAAGAATTTTGGGGTCGCCTCACTGATGGCGAAAAGGCAACTGTTAAGAAAATAATTGGCACGATAATGGCAATTTCTCCCATTGTAGGAATGATTACTGGTGCGATTGCTCTTGTCGGAGGAAAGATAGGTTTGATGTTCATTGGACTTGGGGCCATAGTAGCTTATTTTTGGGATGATGTAAAAAAATATGCTTTAGAATTCTGGGCATTTTTGCAACCATATCTTCCACAAATAATGGCATTTTTTAAAGATCAATGGAGTATTATTCTCCCTTTCATCAAGGACGGAATTAAGAAGCTTAGCGAGTATTGGACCAATGTCTTGGAACCTAAAGTTAAACAGTTGTGGAAAGATGGTCTACAAGCATGGAATGACTTTTACCCAAAAATCGAGGCAGGGATGGAGAAGTTAAAAAAGATTTTTGAGGATAGCGAGAATTGGATGGCACATCCTTGGATAATGTTAAAAAATCTGGCTTGGGACGTGATTAATGAGCATATCATCGGTGCTTTTAATAAGGCAATCGTGAATATGTGGGTTAAACTACCAGAGTGGTCGCAGCGCGCACTTGGTAAAGGCGGCCTTGCGCCGCAATTCGAGTTACTAAAAAAGGATAAACTACCACCACAAACATTAAATAACCATCATTCGGGTGGTGACTTAGTTGGTCCAGCAATCGTCCGTAATGATGAAACTGTTATTATACCCTCATCCAATTCAGGCACAGGACAAGTTTTAACCCCACAACAAGCAGCAAGTGGTGGCGAAAAACCCGTCACTGTTGTAATTAATATTGACGGGCGCGAGTTTGTAAGGCAAACAGTATTCCCAGTTTTAAATAAGGAATTTAATTTACAGGGAATCTAAAAAATGGCAAAGAAAGAACCAGAAAAAATAAATGAACATTATAACCCAAACAATAGCCGCACATTTAGAGATGGCGATCCCGGTTCTGACAATTTAGCCAATAACCAATTTCAGTTTTTGGAATTTTTTCACCTTCCATCTGCATATTTTGTAGCGTTTAAGGCTTATCTGGATAATTTTACCGACGATTATACTTCTAAGTGGAATGAAGAACAAGTATATGGCAGAATGGACCCTATTGCAACTTTTGAAAGAACTTCAAGAAAAATCAATTGTGGGTTTAAAGTTGTTGCGACCTCTGTTCAAGAGGCTGAACAAAACATGCGGCGTATATCGCTTCTACTTCAAATGCTTTATCCTTCTTATGAATCAGCCGAAGGTAAAGGTGCAGTGCTTCTATCACGCCGCGAATCACAAGAACCAGTTTCCACCATTAAAGGCTCGCCTCTATTTAAGGTTAAATTTTTAAATTGGATCTCAAACTCGGACTCACCAGGCGCATCATCAGCCGAAGATGGTGGTTTATTAGGATATATTAATGGATTTTCATTTAAGCCTGATATAGATGCAGGCACCTTTCAAGTTGGAACTGATTTATATCCAAAATATGTGGGTATAAATTTTTCCTTAAATGTTATACACGAACATTCATTGGGCTGGGACAGATCTCAAACATTGGGAGGTGTGATCACAGGTAGAGGTTCATTTCAATCAACTCCTGCTGCACCGGCCTTTCCATATGGTAAAGACATCACACAGCGGAATAAATCGGCTAGAAATAGTATGTCGGAAAAGCAGGAAAAACGGTTTAAAGAATTGTCTGCTGCATCTAAAAAACTTATAGGAGGAGATTAAAAGTATGGTAAGTCGTTATGATACGCGGAGTATTTTTAAGAATACCGATGAAAAATATGAAAACTTATTTGAAGAAAGAAACACCAAATCTATTCTTCAATATGCCACCGCAAATTTAAAGCATCCTACATCAAATGAAATTGCTAACCTTAGTACAGTTAATCATTTTTGGCGTGAGGGTGATCGTTTTTGGAAATTAGCAGCCAAATATTATAATCAACCGCATCTGTGGTGGGTTATCGCTTGGTTTAATCGTATGCCCACAGAAGGTCAAGTGAGTTTGGGCGATATTGTTGTTGTGCCACTTCCTCTTTCAAAAATTCTTGATTATTTGGATTTGTAAGTCATGGCAGGAGATGATAAAAAAAAGTCAACGTCTGGTGGGCTTGTAAACTGGTTGGAGACAACGACCGTCAACGATGTTACGGGCAAAATGTCCGACTATTACCGGAGTATGGTTTCGTCGCCCGAAC